CATCAGGCATTAAAGCGCCTTGTTCTACATCAGGCAATTCCATAACAGCATTGAATTGAGCTAACGCATTTTCTTCAAGAACTTCCGCATAAATTTTAATTGGTTTTTCCATAATCAATCCTCACAAATAATTTTGTTATGTTTCATAATTGAGTTAACCATCCAATCATAGCCGCAGAAACCTGTACTTCCTTTGATCAACTTATTCTTTTCTTTCGCACCATCGACGACTTGAACTGAAATCCCAGCGCACCATCCGTCACCAAAGCTATAACGATAGCAGCTATCGTCTTTTATCTTTGACAAATCACCCTCTACAAGAGTGCGAGCAACAACATATTTTTGTTCAGAACCAGACCACTTGCCGTTCCATGAGTTGTTGTTCGGCATGGACAACGTAAAAATTGCATATTTAGCCATCTATCTCCACCTTTCATGATCGTTACATAAATATTTATGTTCAATGTATTGCATAGGGATCATAGCAATAAACTCGCCTTTTGATCCGTAAATTGTTTGAAAATAAACAACAGGACGCCACTCATTAGTGATTTTACACTCTTGAACTTTCATTTCTACAGAATCGGCATACAAAACATATATCAACAAAATGAAAATTGCGATTATCAATACCGGGATTATATTAAGAATTTTGTCGTCATCCCATTTTAATTTCATTGAATTAAACTCCTCTGAGTTTCTATGGCCCGGCGAACCGGGCCTGATAGCTAAAAATTCTTTTCCATTTCTACACAAGCGCGCTGGTACTTTTCACACATACAGTCACCAAAGAGATAAGAACAATGAAGAGCTTTGCGCATTGCGCTTTTAGAATCCTTGGAATAAAACTCCTCGCCATGAACATACAATACATATTTGCCGTTCTGTTCGTTTAACATGACCGAAATCGCGCCATTAAGTGTTGATACTAATTCTTTCATTTTCTAATTCCTCTATCTCGTTTCGATAGATTCAGTATACGCCAATGAACAATAACGTCAAGTGTTCATTGGAGAAAAATACAGTTAAAGAGAAGAAAGTTTTGTGTCTATTTCATCAAGTTCAGCATGATATTTTTTGACGATCCCCTCCTTTGTCTTTAAAAGGTGATCACGCGAAATTTTATTCATTTCTTCCATGCCAGGAACCAAAAACGTAATTTCTTGTTGAGACATATAGATGTAATTTGGATCTGACAATTTACAGTTTGATGATACGAAAAAACCGTTTATCACATAGTAATAAAGGTATAACGTTTTCTTGACTTCGTTAGACATTTTCTTGTCCTTCTTCTTCGGGAACGTAATCAACGATCACCCCTAGGATATCGACACCTAAAAGGTATCCTTTAACGCCTTCTTTCTCAAAGAAAACATCATACAAAACATTGTCAAATCCTTGCCGCGCGTTATCGTCTGAAGAAAGGATTTTGCAAACATCCTTGCCTTTTGTCAAGATTCTATCACCTACCGAATACAAATCTTTCTTATCTATTTCTTTAAGTAAAGAGTTGTTTTCTGTTTGAACACACCAAACATCATAATAATAACTTTTATGTTTTTTCTTAATAGCTTTTGCCTCATCTTCGTATTTGCATACGGCAACAATATCGTGTTCCTCGTTAGATCTTACAATAAACACTATATCAACTATCTCTTTTTCTTCTGACATTTTACAATCCTCTTTTTAAGTTACAACTACTATAAACTGCCAATGAACAAACGTCAATCATAATTTATTTATTCACAAAGCGAAATTAATACGCACGAAACATTAGAGGATCTTATGTATATTGTGCTCTCATAGCCATTTTATAGCCTATTGTCAATAGTTTTGTTGATAATTAGGCCGTCAATACATTATAATAACTAATAAATATCGATACTGACAAATGGGAATATTATGCAATTATTCAACCTGTTAAAGAAAAAGAAAGAAATCTCGCCGCAGAACAAAGAGAAAGAGGACGATTTCTTTTCCTCCGATCCTTTAGGACACGATCGCGGGTGGAAAGTGCCACAAACAATAACCTTTAAAACTGTTGACGAATTCCCCGTGTATAAAGAAGCCCACGAAATTCTTGCGGCTGCGGGTGATTCTATAGAGGGTGAATTTCTGGATGGTAAAGCCATGGATGATGGAGAAGAGCCAGGGAGCCCGGTGCCTGTGGGTGAAAAATTTAACTCAGAGTACACCGTTCCGCAGGGAGTCCAGGGATGGTATGCTGCGCAATCCTTTATCGGCTATCAGGCTTGTGCGTTGATCGCCCAGCACTGGTTGGTAGATAAGGCATGTTCCATGAGTGGCGCTGACGCCATACGTAATGGCTGGGATATTAAAGCCGACGATGGATCAGACCTTGATTCTAAAACTCTTTTTAAAATTCGTCACGACGATATCAAGATGGGCATTGAAAAGAATTTAAAAGAGTTTAACCGTTTCAAAAACATTTTCGGCATTCGCGTTGCGATTTTTCAAGTCAAAAGTGAAGACGAACGCTATTATGAAAAACCTTTTAATATTGACAGCGTAACGCCTGGGAGTTACCAGGGGATTTCTCAAGTAGACCCATATTGGATGACGCCAATGCTAACCGCTCAGGCCACCGCAGATCCGGCTGGGCAACATTTCTACGAGCCGGATTACTGGATAATCAGCGGCCAGAAATATCACCGTTCTCATTTGTGTATTGCAATAGGCGACGAAGTTGCTGATATTTTAAAGCCTACCTATATTTTCGGCGGAATATCTTTAGTTCAAAAAATATATGAACGCGTTTATGCCGCAGAACGTACAGCAAACGAAGCGCCTTTGCTGGCTCTAAACAAGCGAACGACGGTGCTACATACCGACATGGATAAGGTCGTAGCCAATGAAGAAGGGTTTGTTAAAAAACTTTTGATGTGGGTTCGTTTCAGAGATAATCACGCCGTAAAAGTTTTGGGGCGGGATGAAAATATGGAACAGTTCGACACAAACTTGTCGGATCTTGATTCTGTGATCATGAACCAATATCAACTTGTCGCGGCCATAGCAAAAACACCTTCTACTAAGCTTTTAGGAACCTCACCGAAGGGGTTTAACGCTACAGGTGAATTCGAAACTATTTCTTATCACGAAGAATTAGAATCGATTCAAAAGGGGCCATGCCAACAAATGCTAGATCACCATTATCTTTTAGTGGCGAAATCTATGGAGCTTGGATCAGGTTTGACGGTAGTCTGGGAATCAGTAGATTCCATGACAGCAACGCAACGCGCAGAATTGAACGATAAAAAATCCATTACCGGAGAACGTCTTATTAATATTGGTTCTATTTCTCCAGATGATGAATTCAAGCGGATTAAAAACGATCGGTTCAGCGGCTATAATCAACTTGAAGACAATGTTACGAATGAATCTAACCCTGTTTCTGGTATGTCGCCGGAAAATCTGGTTAATTTCCAAAAAGCTGGAGCAGAGAAAGAAAAAGGCCAAGCCGCGCTGCAAAAAGCGGGCGCATCTGCTAATGAACTGAAAGACGGCGTAAAGTCGCGTACAGATATCGACGACGAAAATCAGAATAAAAATACCAATGAACACGCAAAAAGGATAGATGCGAACAAAGTCAAGCAGTTAAAGGATTATCTTATCAAACTGAACAACGCTCTGCTCCCTGACGGCCAGGACATTAACCCTGATGTAATCGGCAATGGCCGCAGCACAAAGCCGTCAGTGACCGGGATACAGCCTACAGTTGCGGGTATCAGCTCGATTGTAAAAGAGTCTCCACGCGAGAATTTGCAAAGAATGAAGATAAATGGCATGGTCTGCTATGTTGAAAATCCTCGCAACTCGATCCGTAAGGGCCAAGGGGCTGACGGTGCATGGTCTATCAAAATGCCTCACCATTATGGTTTCATCGACGGAACAAAAGGCGCTGACGGTGATGAATTAGATTGTTTTATCGGTCGCAATTTAGGATCGAAAAGAATATTCGTTATAGATCAGTACGGCGTTGATGGAGCTTTTGACGAACACAAA